AGGGGCTGTATTATGCCACTGAAAAAGCTCTTGAAAAGCTAAAATCACAATATAAATGCGCCCCTAATATAGATTACTCAATATAATCAGTAACACCTAAAACACCTACCAAATGAAAAATACAGATAGAAGAAGCGTTTTTACCCTTGCTTGGCAATTCTTCAAGCAAACAGGGTACACCTTTTCAGATTGTCTTAAAAAAGCATGGGCAAATATCAAGCTCAAAGCCAAAATGAAAAGCCAGATAGTAGAATTTCACTACAAGAAGTTAGATGGCTCAATACGTCAAGCTTTTGGCACTTTGGCAAACACACCCTCTACCACAACTAACCGCAAACCTAATGAGAACCTTTTTACCTACTTTGATACAGTCAAAAATGAATGGCGTTCATTCTATAAATTTAACATCTTAGACGTGGCATAAAAAGCCCTTCATTTTCGAAGCAGTTAAAATTATTTTCGTATCTTTGCAAAGGTATCAGAACAAAAAATATTCAAAGAAAAAACAAATTTTATACAAACGAGCATAGTAGTCTATTGCAAGCCATGTCGTACCTTTGCCCTATATACCAAGGGGTATATAAGGGTCTTTGAAATAGTGAAACACTTACAACCTTAATCTAAAACATTAAAAAATGACAATAGAAGTAAACGGCAAACCAGTAGAGGCATACCACCTTATAATGAAAAAAGAAAATGCCCTTGATATACTCAATGGCAAAAAGAAAGTAGAAATACGAGCTTTTTCTGAAAAGTACAATGATTTATTCATTGATAAAAAACTATACAAAGAATATCAGAAAGACCTCGAAAACCCCAACGGTTCAATGACTATTGAAGACACGCTTAAAGATACTGCTTATATCTATTTCACTAATTACAACAAAACATGGGAACTTATTGTAGAGGTATTAGATATAGCAGTCTATCAAATGACAAAAGAAGATATTGAGGTGCTGAATGAAGATTACGATTTTCACGATCTTGATAACGAATGGCAGCAGTATAAAGACCTAACAGAAGAAGAAATACCCATGTTTTATGGTTTAGGTCTTGCTGATATAGTATCTCATAAGGGGCTTATCTCATAAATAATACAATTAGTAATTTCAACCTAACAAAGGTCTGTAAGTGTAACATCTTACAGACCTTTATTTATTGTTTAATCTCTAAACCTTTTTAGTTATGGGTGAATTTTATGCAGTGCGTGTCAGTGGTGGTAAAAAAGAATACTATAAGACCAAAGCTGATTATCACGCAGGTAGAGCAAGGGCGCAAGACAGTGCAAGAAAACGAGCTGAAAGAGCGTTAGGAAGCGCAAGGAAAAAGAAAAAGCAAATCAAAAACAGATAATCTTTAACCTATGCTTAACAGCGCTCAGCAAGTCATCGAGCAAATCGCTCAAAAAACCAACAAGGTGATACTATTTCACTCTATGAGTGGCAAAGATAGTATTGCCTTGTTACACTTGCTACACCCTCACTTTGACCAAATAACCTGTGTATTTATGTACGTAGTGAAAGACCTTGAGCATATTGCTCGTTATATGCACTATATCAATAAGAAATACCCAAAAGCAAGAATTATCCAAATACCTCACTTTGCGGTATTCTCTTACATAAAAACAGGACACTTGGGGCACAGACAAAACGAAAAACAACGCCTTCACAACCTTTCAGATCTTACGGATAACATACGAGAAAAAACAGCTATAGAGTGGGCTTTTTTCGGTTTTAAGCAATCTGATAGTATGAATAGGCGTGTAATGCTTCGTACTTATCAGGAGCAGGCTATCAATGAAAAGAACAAAAAAGTATATCCGCTTTCCACTTACAAGAATAAAGACATAATAGAATACATCAAAGCGGAAAAACTCATCACTCCCGAAAAGTATGGCAATAGCCAATCATCAGGTACAGATATAAACGACCTTAACTATTTGCTATTCCTTCGTAACCATTTCCCTAATGATCTGAAAAAGGTAATAGCTGAATTTCCATTAGTAGAACGCAAACTATACGAATACGACTATGAAAGAGCTAAAACAATCTGAAACTATCACCATAAACCGTTCCCAAATAAACCTAAATCCTTACAACCCTAAAAGACACACTGACAAGGAAATCAAAAACCAACTTGCTAACCTCAAAAAGGTAGGGTTCAACGGAGGCATAAAGTGGAATAAAGTAACAGGCAACCTTATAGACGGACATCGCCGTATCAAAGCCATGGATATATACTACAAATATGACGGCACTCCTGAAACTGATTACCAAGTAAAAGTAGAAGCCGTTGCATTTGATATAAAAACAGAAAAAGAACAACTTACATACGAAGCACTTGGTAACACCCGCGCTGATTATTCCCTTGTAGCCGAGTATATCAACGATATAGATTACACCAACTTAGGATTAAGTGACTACGATATAAATGAGCTTTCTCATTTTGTAGTTGATGTAAATGATTATCTCCCTCAAGTAGATACTTATGAAGACCTTATTGCCTCACAAGAGGAAGAACCTACATACGAAGAGAAAAAGGAACAGGTCAAACAAATGAAGCAGCAAGTAAAAGAAAAAGCTATAGAGAAACAAAAAAATGAAGACGCTTTTATCACCCTTTCCTTTTCCACCTACGAAGCCAAATCGGCTTTTTGTGAGATTATAGGAATAGACCCCGATGAACGTTTTGCTAAGGGTGAAGCTGTCCTTAATATGATAGAATAATTTAACACTTTGAACAATCTATTATGAAACCTAATACAAATAAACCAAGCTTAAAAAAATTTGCAGAAATAGCTGAGAAATCAGGTGGGAATATATCCACAATAGCAAAAACTTTCAAGGTAAGCCGTACGACAGTATATCAATGGGCAAAGGAAGATCCTGAATTTCAAGATGTGATAGACGACCAAAGAGGAAGGATATTAGACGAGTGTATCGCTACATCAAGGGTGTTAGCTCGAGGTATTCCTATCTTGGACGAAAACAAAAAAATAGTAGGATGGGAAGAGCGCCCAGATGGTCAAATGGTGCGTTATCTAATGAGTACGTTAGGTCGTAAAGAAGGATTTGGTGAAAATATAGATGTAACCACCGCTGGCAGCCCTCTATCTCAAGGGATCACCATTGAAGTAATAGACAAGCGAGAACAAGTACGAACCGATGATAATACAGACAACTAACATATATACGAAAGTAGATAATGCAATTAAGCAAGGATATACTACTGTATCAGCGCAAGGTAGTAGCCGTAGTTCCAAAACCTATAATATCCTGATTTGGCTTATTGTCTATTGCTTATCGCACCCTAAGACACGCCTTTCGATTGTCCGTGCCACCTTGCCTGCTCTCAAAGGCTCTGTATTTGTCGATTTCAAGGAGATATTGTACAAACTAAATGTATTCGATGAAGATAGTATCAATAAGTCTGAAATGATATACACCTTTGCCAATGGTTCATGGGTAGAGTTCTTTTCCACAGACAGCGAGCAGAAGCTCCGAGGTCGCAAGCGTGATGTATTATATGTAAATGAAGCCAACGAACTCAAGTTTATTGAGTTCCAACAGCTAAAAATGCGTACCACTCAATTTTCTATTGTGGATTATAACCCGTCTTTTTCAGACGACCATTGGCTTTGCGAGCTGAATAAAGACCCTCGTACCTATCACTTTATATCCACCTATAAGGATAACCCATTCTTAGAGCAAACGATTATTGACGAGATAGAGAGTTTGCAGCACAAAAACCGCTCCTTGTGGCAGGTATATGGATTAGGACAGCAGGCAATGATCGAGGGGCTTATCTTTGAAAAAGTTACCATTGTGGAGGATATACCTATTTGGGCAAAGAAACGTTACTTAGGTCTTGACTTTGGTTTTACTCACGACCCTACCGCTATCGTGGAGGTAGCTTTTTTAGACGATAAGGTATATATTGATGAAATATGCTATCAAACGCAAATGCTCACCAGCGATATTATCCAAGCCCTTCAGCAGCACCGCTCCTATAAGATTATATCCGAGAGTGCTGACCCTCGATTAGTGAAGGAAATAAAGAATGCAGGCTATAACATCACCGCAGTAACCAAAGGACAAGGCTCGGTTATGGAAGGGCTTACCAAGATGTTAGAGTATGAAATATGTATCACCCAAAGGAGTGAGAACATCATCAAAGAGTTTAAGAATTACACCTATGCACAAGATAAAAGTGGCGCTTTCCTCAATGTACCCATTGACGCCTTTAACCACGCAATCGATGCCACAAGGTATGTATTCTTAGAAGAAATATTAGGACAAAACCGCAAGAGAAAAGACCTAACAGGAATATTTTATTAATGACTAATGACGAGTGACTAACCCCTAACACCTAATGAAAATTAATAACATAGACATACATACCTTACATGCTAAGTTGGTAGAGGGTTCATTAGCGAGCTTGCTATCCTATCCAGCCTTGAAGTCTTTGAACAAAAATGACTGGGCAGAGGAAATCGGCTCTGAATATGACCTTTCAGCCCCGCAGCTATCTGCTAAGGAAATTACCATACAGCTGTTATTACCTGAAAGTCTATATCCCAATTTGGTAACGCTCCTTTCAGTTCGTTCCTATGCTAATTATACCTTTGACTTTATCAACCTAACATACCGCTTGCGATTGGTTGGTCTTAGCAAAACCCAAGTCAGTGGAGGTTATGTAACAGCTGATATTCGTCTTTCCGATGATTTGCCCTTACAAGGATATACTTATCAAGCACCAACGCTAACCGCTCATAATGTAGAAGCCTATATTGATAGCAAAAACCTAACCCAGTATGGTATAACCCTATTGGAGGGGACACAACAAGAGCTTATCACAGCAGGTAACGCCAAAACACCTTATACAGCTCAAAATAGTACTATGAGTGGTCTTATAGCCGCTGATGTGCCTATATACTTTCAGGAACGCATTGCAACGCTCAAATGTTTCATGTATTTGCCAATAACGGATTTTACTAAGGGTTATTTTGCATTACTCTATGACCTTGTAAGACCAGGAGAACGCATCCTAAACTATCAAGGGAAATCTTATAAATGTATCTATAAAGACGGCAAAATTACCGAACTCTATATTAACGACTCTCTTATATGGGTCAAGTTTGATTTACAACTAACAATTATCTAATACTATGCAACTACACTTTAACAGCACCTATATAGACATTCTCACCACTGATGAGAGCTACCGATACCGCTCCATTATGGGAGAGCATACCCTAAACCTATACTTTTCCTTATCTACTTACACAGATATACCTACTGGGGCATGGTGTGAGTTCCAAGGAGAACGCTATACCCTCAATCAGCCTGCTAAAGTGGTGAAGCATAACAGCAGACACTTTGAATATACCCTTACCATGGACAGCGAGGGGGCAAACCTGAAGAATTACAAGTTTCGCAATCCCAATGATAAGACCCTCAAGTTTCCTTTCACAGCCTCTCCTCGCTATCATATACAAATATTGGTAGATTGTCTTAATATGATAGACAGCGGTTGGCAGGTAGGCACCACGATTGAGGCCAACGAGAAACTTATCAGCTACAACCATAATAACTGCTTGGAAGCCTTGGACATGATCGCCAAAGCCTTTGAGACAGAATACGAGATTATAGGTAAAACGATACACCTTCACAAGGTAGAATATTTCAAGAATAATCCATTACCTCTCCAATATGGCAAGGGCAAAGGGTTTAAGACAGGCGTAAGCCGTACTACCGAGCAAAGTCGCATTACCCGCTTATACGTACAAGGAGGGGAACGAAATATTGACCGTTCCAAGTATGGCAACAAGGAATTATTGCTACCCAAATCACAAGAGTATGTATATGAAGGGGTAACCTTTATTTCAGACGACAAAGGGCTATCAATAGCTATCAAGAATGCGCAAAACAACGGCTTTATCAACGAACAAAGCCTTGACCTTTCCCATATATACCCAAGTCGTAAAAGTACGGTGTCAGCTGTTTTTGAGGTTGATAAAGCCAAACATTTCTATGACTTTGCAGACACATCTATACCTCAAGCATTGAACTTTGCAGACCTCCAAATCAAGGGAGAGAAAATGGTGATATACTTTGAAAGTGGTATGTTATCAGGCAGGGAGTTTGAGATTAGTCGTTACGAGCATAGCAGCGGCTACAACCATAGTGCACGCCGCTTTGAGATAGTCCCCAAGGAAGAAGATGGCACCACTATGCCGAATGACATATTTAAACCTGCTGTGGGTGATCGTTATTCTGTTTATAATATGCACCTACCTGCTGCTTATATTTGCGATAATACCACGAAGTCAGGAGCCAGTTGGGAGATGATGAAGGAAGCATGTAAGTATCTGTATGAAAACCGAGCAGACCTATTTACTTTCACTGGTGATTTGGACGGAATATGGGCAAAAAAGAACTGGGCAAATGTAGGCGGACGGCTTAAGATGGGGGCTTATATCCACTTTTCAGATAATGAGTTTCAGCGTACCCCCGTGGCTATTCGTATCGTAGGGCTTAAAGAGTACGTTAATAACCCTTACAGCCCACAAATAGAACTATCCAACAAGGTACAAGGGCGTTCTTTTGTTTCTGAAATGCGCAAACTCCAAAATCAAGAGGTGTATTTTGGAGAAATGAATAAGAAAGCTATATCCGAGACTAAAAGAAGTTGGCGTAATGCCTTAGAGACAATCAAGCAGGTAGAAGAAGCGTTTCCTGAATACACCAAGAGTATCATTCCTGCCACTGTACAAACAATGATGGCTTTGGTGGGTAATAAGGCAGGACAATTTGCCTTTGTTGCAAATAAGACCAACCCTATTACCGTACCTCATACCTTGTACTTTGATAGAAACAATAAGCAAATCAATGCAGGTAGTGGTTGGATAAAACATTACACACTTGGTACAACTGACATCAAGCCAAGCCACTCCGCAGCTGATTATAAGTATTGGTATGTTTCCTCTTTTGTGTCAGGTAGGTTGGACGATAAGACTAAAACCTATTACCTATATATCAAAGCGAGCAAAATAGCTGAAACCGCTCAATTTGTTCTATCAGAGAACAAGATTGGCATGGAAGAAGTAGCAAGCTTTTACCACTTTCTATATGCCACAGTCAATTCAGAGTACGATGGAGAGCGAGGAATAGCTCAATTCAATGGATTTACCGAGATTACAGGCGGGCAAATGGTAACCAATAAAATCAGCTCAGGGAATGGTGAGCAGTATATCCAGCTATTAGACAAAGAAATCATTATCAAAGCCAACCTACGTATCACTGACGGCAACAAGACAGAAATAAAGCAGCTCGTTAATCCTGATTTGCTTTCATTGGAGAGTAGGTTAAAGCAGTACTCTAATGAGCAAACAAATAATATACAAGTTGGGGGGAGAAACCTAATTCTCAATAGTAAGGAGGAACGATATAAAGAGTATAAAGGCACTTCAGAAGATTATATTATTTATCAATTAGCAGGAGGAACATTAGAAAAGAATACCAAATATACGCTAACATTAGAATACAAGAGTCAAGATTTACGAAGTGTAGATTTGTTCTTTATCGCTAATGATTTTTCGCAAGCAATTAATAAAAACGTATCAAATACAAATGGTGAGTGGAAAAAAGAATCATTTACTTTTACAACAAATGATAAGTCCCCAATAGGATATATTCGCATTGATAACAATGGTAGTGATTTAGGTAACGTAACCTCTAAACTATGGACAAGGCTTGTTAAACTTGAAAAAGGAAATATTTCTACGGATTGGACTCCCGCTCCTGAAGACTTAGAAAGTAAAATAAACGAAGAGAAAGCAACTCGTGAGCAATCTATATCTACGGCAAAAAGCGCTACTGAAGCCTATGCACGAGCGCAATCAGAATTAACTAAATCTCAAGCTATAGCTGAAGCAAATCGACAAGCAGGAATAGCCCTAACAGCAGAGCAACAAGCTCGTATCTTACAACTTCAGCAGAACCTACAACAAGCTAAAACCTTTGCCGAGCAAAAGGTGAATGAGTTAGATATAGGAGGTCGTAATTTAGTCCTCAATAGTAAAAATGAGATGTATAAAGAGTATAGAGGGACTTCTGAAGCGTACATTATTTACCAAATTGCAGGTGGTCAATTAGAGCCTAATACTCAATATACATTAACTTTGGAGTACAAGAGTCAAGATGTTAGAAGCGTTGATTTATTATTTATATCAAGTTCAGGTCAGCATAAATCAAAAGAGCAATTGCCTAATACTAATGGAACTTGGAGAAAAGAAATATTTACGTTTACAACAGGGAACAACCCTAACCAAAGAGGTAATATACGTATTGATAATAATGGAAGTGCATTAGGTAATGTTACATCTAAGTTATGGACAAAGCTTGTTAAGCTCGAAAAAGGTAACAAACCAACTGACTGGTCTCCTGCTCCTGAAGATATTGAGAATAAAGTTGCGGATATTCAAACAGACTTACAGATTGCTATCAATAATGCAAGAGCGCTTATAGCAGTTGAAACACAAAATCGCCAAAAAACAGATACAAATGTTTCAAAGTTGGTCAATAAAACCAACTTCCTAAGCGATACTTATACAGAAGGGAATGCCATGGCAACTGGCACTATGATACTTGGAAATAGTTTAGGAGTTCAAGCAGGTATTACGGGTGTAGGAGCCGCTAATAATGATGTACGTCTTTGGGCAGGTAGTAATTATACAGATAGAAAAAGAGCGCCTTTTATGGTTATGCAAGATGGCACGCTGTATGCAACAAAAGCTAATATATCAGGAGCAATCAATGCTACAAGTGGAAGTTTTACAGGAGCAATCAATGCTACAAGTGGAAAGATAGGAGGGTTCAATTTAACAAACGACAAGATTGTATATTATTCCGATGGTAACGTCCCTATTAGTCAAATAGATCCTCGTAAAAAAGGAACAAAATATACCCATATATCACCTGCTTATATTATCTATAGAGATAATGAAGACAGAAACGGCGTATATAGACAAGTAATAATGGGGCAATCTGTTGCTGTAGAGACAGGACAAAAGGGCGCTATGATATTAGTAGAAAGTATAGGAGATAATATAAGTTTTGATAACAATATAGGATTACAGATAAACACAAAAGGAAGTCGTACAAGCAACATAGCTCTTGATATTGTAGAAGGAGATGTAAGAGTAAAAGGACAAAAAGGATATACAGGGATACATAGTATATCAGGACACCGGTTTACTATAGTCAATGGTATAGTCACCAATATACAATGGGTAGGATAGTCCTAAATTAAAACGTATAATTTAAAAACAAACAATATGCAAATCATTCAACAAAAAACAAGTATCTCAGCGCAAGAAGAAGCGCATGGAGTAAACATTATTTACTCTTACGAATTTGAGAAAGACCAAAAACCATATTTTGTGACTTTCTCAGCTTCTCGAAAGGACGAAGCAGGTAATTACTTTGTGCCAATCCAAGGGACTGTAACCGAGCACAATTTTGATGTGCAAAATAACAATTTCCAAGTCTCAGATATTGAGTTATACAAGCACATTCACGAGGCTTCTATGACTATTATCAAAGGAGAAAGCACTGAAAAACCAAAAGCCAATGATACGAAAAAATAGGTTTCTCGTGCCAAAAGGGTATAGGGCAATCACCCTATATCCTTTTATCTTCGTTCGCAACGATAGTGATAAATACGATAAAGTACTTATCAATCACGAACGTATCCACTTGCGACAGCAAAAGGAACTACTGGTACTACCTTTCTGTATTTGGTATTTCCTTGATTTTCTTTTCAAGTATTTACGCTATCGTAATTGGAACAAGGCTTACCGTAATATCATTTTTGAAAGGGAAGCCTATGCCAACCAAAGCAACCTTGACTACCTCAAAGTAAGGGGTATATGGTGGTTTTGGGGACAATGATTAAATAATTAATTAGCTATGACAATACAAGAACTAAACGCCCTTCCTGAAAGCGAGCGTATCACCCAACTCAAGAAATACTCAGCTAAGCGCCCCGATACACAATCGCTTATCAAGGATTGGGATTATACCCAGCACGATGTTTTTGATGAGGAATTTCGCCCTAAGCGAAGGGTGCTCGTCAAAGAACAAGAAGAGAACAAAGATGGTACTATCAAGTCTCCCGCTCAATTCAGGTGGGAGGATGTCAATCGTATGGCTTTACCATTAGAGCAGGACATCGTCAATATACATACCGCATTCACAGTAGGCACACCCCCTAAAATCACAGCCAATGCTACCGAAGTGGCTGAACAAGAGCTTATGGAGCTGCTCGATGGCATTCATCAAAAGAACAAACTCCCTTATGATAACAAGCGTTTGGTGCGCTCGTGGTTTGCAGAGTGTGAGGTAGCCGAGTATTGGTACGTAAAACCTGCCAAGGAGGATGATCCTAACCCTACCTATAGGCTTAAGTCTATGATTTGGTCGCCCTTCCGTGGGGATACACTCTATCCTTACTATGATGAGTATGGTGATTTGATTGCCTTCTCTCGTGAGTACAACAAAACTGATAGCAAAGGCATACAATCCACTCGCCTTATGGTCGTGGATAGCCAAAATGTAACCATCTATAGCAATGGCACCCAAATAGAGCAGTACCCACACGGATTTTCCAAAATCCCTGTTATTTATATGAAACGAGAACGCCCTTTGTGCGATAAGATACGTACCCTCCGTAATCGCTTGGAAGTGCTGCTATCCAACTTTGCTGATTGCCTTGATTACAATTTCTATCCGAAAATGGTTGCTTCAGGTGAAGTTGTAGGCGTACGCAATAAAGGAATGACAAGTGAGATAATCCAACTTGAAAACGATGCTCAGGTATCCTACCTCACTTGGCAGCAGTCTCCTGACATGGCTAAGTTAGAGTTTGACAATCTCACTTCTCGCTGTTATGCCCTTACTAACACCCCGCAAATCACCTTTGAAGCCTTGCAGGGTCTCGGCAATACCTTGAGTGGGAAGGCCTTTAAGTTTATGTTTATGGGGACACACATGGCAGTAAGCAACCATGCCGAAACCATAGAAGAGTTTTTACAGCGCCGTATTAACTTCCTCCTATCTGCCATTGGTAGTCTTATCCCTAAATATGCTCCAGTGGCTAAACGGCTACAGGTCAATATAGAGATTGTCCCTTATATGATAGACAGCCTTACCGAACGTATAGCCGATGCTGTTAGTGCTGTACAAGGAGGAGTGGCCTCGCTCAAGGAGGGAATTATATTGGCAGGTATTACCGACAAGGTAGATGAAGAACTCGCCCAAATAGAGAAAGAAAAAGGAAAAGATGTGTTTAGTGACTAACGACAAATGATGAACCCTTAATCACTGAAAAACTATGGACTTAGAACAGTGGAACGAATATCACCAAAACCAAACTGAGAAAGATGTATCCAAGCTCCTACAGCTATTGGACGAGGTGCTGAAAATGGCTGTGCTGTATTATGGCATGCAAGCGTTGAACAAAGGGAGTGATTTATTTACCTTTGCCCTCTATCCCGTGCTCAATAAAAAGATAAACAGCCTTTTTGAGCGCTTCCAAAGTGCCTTTTCTCGTAAGATGAATTTCTATGTAGATAAGCACTACAATATCTCTCATAATAAGTTCAAGGATGTTTTTGGAGAGGCACTAAAATCAGGCAAAGCGGCTACATATACCCCTACCAGCGTAAAGAAGCATTTACCCATGGAGGCTATTCGCTCGGCTCGTGTATGGAACCTATCTAAGCAGTATCGTACCGAGATAGAAATGGCGTTGGATATAGCTATTTCAGAGGGTACACCTGCCAATGAATTAGCCTCCACTCTCAAGAAGTATTTGCGTAATCCTGATAGTCTGTTTCGTCGTTATCGTGATAAAAATGGGGTATTACAATTATCTAAGAAAGCCAAGGAATACCACAGCGGGCAAGGGGTGTATCGCTCTGCTTATAAGAATGCCGAGCGCCTGGCACGTACTGAAATCAATATCGCCTATCGCAAGGCTGATATAGAACGCTGGCAGTCTATGGACATGATAGCAGGGTACGAAATCAAGCGGAGCCGACACCCTTACGGCTGTGAGATCTGCGACATGATGAAAGGGGTCTATCCCAAAAGTTTCGTATGGGTAGGCAATCACCCTAATTGCCGTTGTTATATGACCCCTATTTTCAAGGCCGACCTAAAGGGAAAAGAACTTACATTAAACCCTAAGCTGACAAACTGGATAGCCTCAAACAAGGAGAAGATCACAACCGCAAGTAGTGTACCGATGTTTCTGTGGGGAGTAGATGGTCAAAGTGAGGGTATCCCCCAAAAGGTTATACAAGCAATACAGCCTTTTAGTAGGAGTACTTATGTAGCCTTTGAGCCTTTCTCACCTGTGATTGTTGAGCGTTTGAAGAAGATAAAACACAACGCAGATAAGCAAAAACTATTACAGGAAATCATAGACGATAATAGAGCAAAACTCGTCTTTCAGCACGAGACAAACGGTGCTAAAACTGTTATCTTTGACCTCCATAGAGATAAAGGAGAAAGCCTAAATAACACGTTAGAAATAGCAAAAGCACTTAACGAGAAAGGAAAATCAGTAGCTCTATTACCTGAGTATGATAAGATTAGTAGTGCCGATGCTATTGTGGAGTTCAAAAATAAATTAGTTATTGCTGATTTTAAGTATCTAAAATCAAAAAAGATAAACACCCTACAAAAAGAATTATATGAAGGCTTTGAGCAGATTGGAATTAGTAAGAGTGATTATATAAAAGAAATATCTACTATTGTATTAAAATTAGAAAATGGCAATACGGATTTGTTCGTACAAGCGATTGAATATTTAAAAAGGAACAATAAGGACTTAGGAAACATAACACTTATTAATAAATATAACAAAATCAAGGAATTAGAAAGAAAAGATTTAATAGGTGATAGGTATAAGAAAATTGTAAAAGGGTTCTTATGAAAAAAAGAGAATGTTTTTTATACAAACATTCTCTTTCAATAAAGTATTTAAAGCAAGAGGCCAGCTTAACATCTATCACTTGCGTATAGCTTCGCACTCCTCTTTTGGTGGGATACCCCGAAACTTTAAAGCCATTATTTGTATGGCAAAGGTACAACAATATTTCTAAATAGAAAAGATTTTAACAAAAGCCCCTTAATAGGGGCTTTTTTATTATACAAGTATAGAGTATATAAAACGCCTTTCAAACCCAAACGATCGTTGAGTTTACATGAATATTAAAAATTCCTTAATAAGCAGAACAAAAAAAATACAAAGAAAAAACAAAAAACAAACAAACTCATATACACCTTATTCTCAAGCCCTTGCGTACCTTTGCACATAATAATATCGTTTTTTATGTTCAAAGAAAAAATTCTACAATTACTCAAAACTAAGTACAATCACTTAGGGTTGAGCGGGCAAGTGCTTGAGGGAGTGGCGGCTAACTTGAGTGCTTACGTAACAGAAGAAAGCCAAGTAGAACCTGCCTCCGCAGGGGCTGAGGCTATGCTTAAGTTATTCCAATCTTATGCTGATAATCGGGTCAATACTTTCAGGGCTGAAAGTGAAAAGTACAAGAAGGAAGCGGACGATTGGAAGGCAAAAGCAGAGAAAAGCAACGAACCTACTCCCGCTCCATCTGCGAGCAATCAGGGCAACGCTGAAATGAGTGCAATTATTGAGAAACTCAATACCTTGCAGAATAGCTTTGCCGAGTTCCAAAAGGGCAGAACAGCCGAGAGCCTCAAGGAGCAATTCGTAAGGCTGATGAAAGAAAAGAATATCCCAGAAAGCTACTATTCACCTTCGCTCGTGGGGCGTGATTTTGCCGATACTTCTGCGGTGGAGACCTTAGCTAATGCTGTGACAGAGGGCTTTGGAAAGCAAGAGCAAGAGCTTTCAGCACGTGGATTTTCTTACTCCAAAGCGCCTGATACCCCTGATGATCCACAGAAAGAGGAGGAGGCTATTGCTAATCTCATTGAGCAAGAAACCGAGAAACTAACAACAAGTAACAAGTGACAAACCAACCACTAATCATTAAAAAAGATGCCAGCAGGAATTAAGTATGACCTTAAAGGTCAGGAGGTAGAGAAAGAACTCTACAACGTAAAAACAGGCTACCGCTTAGCAGGAGGGTTCAATATTGACGATAGCGATATAGATGACGGACAATATATCCCTGTCTTAGCCCCCTTAGCGGTAGATTTTAAGACACGCACAGCCAAAGTGTCTAAGTCCGTAAAGGCTGTGGAAGCGATTAATGCCACCACACTCAAGGTGCAGAAAGGGAGCTTTGCCAAAGTAAACATGCACCTTGGTAATGGCACTAATGGTGCCACTATTACAGCGATGGACACCACTAACGCCAATTATGACACCCTTACACTCTCGGTTACCATTGCGGACGTAAAAGCGGGTGATGTCCTCTTTGAGGCTAAAACCAATGCAGGAAAGGTGGTTAAAAACCCCGCTAATTTCCTTAACTATGCGAGAGTGAAGAAGGAAGCAGGGGCAACTGTTACTGCTTTGGGTCAGGCGTATGAAATCCAAACCAACAAGCTCTATGTACCTGTATCCGATAAGGATAAGGAGACTCTTGGAGCAAGATTTATGTTTATCTAAAAACCAGTAGAACAATGATTTTAACTTTAGAAAAACTCTTTAACAGCCCTCAAATCATCAGAGCGGTGATTAATAGGGTAATACAGACCACTGCCGATACAGTGGTATGGAAGCGTTATTTGGACTTTGAGGAGACCGAAGCACGCTTGTTCAAAACCTACATAGGCACCGTTACAGGAGTGGTAATGGGGTCTGTGATTGACAAGAATTCAGGCAAGCCTATCCGTGAACGTAAAACGCTCGGTAGCGGTATGGGTGAGGTGGCTGACTTGGGGAACTCCTTTCAGTTGGACAATCAGCGCCTTAGTATCATCAAGCAGCTCATAGACAAATACAACCGAGCAGGAGCAGGACAAGCTGCGGTGATGAACGAAATTATCAACTTCTTAGCTGACGATATTCGTCAATGTACGCTAGCTCCTCACAAGCGTATGGATTATTTGGTAGGGCAACTCATTTCTACCGGTAAAGGAGAGGTTAAGTTGGACGACAACAAGGAAGGGGTTTCTCTTATAGACATGGAATTGCCCGTGATGAAGTTTGACCCTACTTCTGCTGAGAAAACCAAGTTCATCAGCTACTTGCAAAAAGTAGTCAATGAAACCCGTACCAAGGTAGGTGTTTTTACTGCTATGGAAATGACTCGTACCACTTTCAATAAGCGTGTGATTGCCTCCGATGAGTTCAAGGACACCTACAGAATGGTATTAGGTAGCGCACAAATAGGCGTCTCAGGAGGTATTATCACCGAGGCTATGGCAAACCAATTACTCACTGGTATAGGATTGCCACCTATTCGTATCGTAGAGGATTATGTAGTAAAAGAGGACGGCACAACGACTAACATCTTTGCTGATGAGCGTATTGCCTTGCTTCCTACTGCCAAACTCGGAAAGATGATGTGGCATGAGCCTTACGAGCTTACTGACCGTGTGCCTAACAAAACCTATACGGTATTGGAAGGTGGACACTACATCACCACACAGCGTACTGAAGAAGGTCGCTTTATCGAGTATGGTTGTGAGTGGATGCCGAGCTTTGCCGCTCCACAGAGCATGGTTGTGATTAACACCTCTAACATGGGTTAAGATGACTAAAAAGGACTATTTCCGTCAAAGGTTTGCCTCATTGGGGCTTTCTCTCACTGAGGCTGACCTTTTAGATTTAGACATTCCTGATTTGTCAGGTGAAGCCACTGCAGAGGAGCAAAAAAACTTGTATATAGCCTTTATCCGCTTTATTCCACAAATCCTCTTGCGCCCCAGTTCTATATCAGAAGGAGGAACCAGCCTCGCAAGGGCAAGCAAAGACGATATAATTGCTTTCTACAGCAACGAGTGTAAGCGGTTAGGTCTTAAGGATGAACTAAGTAAGAAACCTAAAGTCATATTTCGATGATATTAGACAATGGCACATTGCAGGTACAGACCACCACAGGCGGCGGCTTGGTAGGGGGTATTCCTCAAGAGGCTACCCTTCAATGGGGCGATCCTATTCCTTGTCATATTGTAGCTAATACCTACAATCAGCGAGGAACTTTCAAGGATAGCACTTTTACACAAAGCAGCTATACAGTGTGGTTTGACTATGGGCTGCATATTTTCAATGCCAAAAGGGTAAGGCTTATAAGTGGCAAAGGAGAGCAATTAGGCGAATTTGAAGTGCAAAGCATAGAGCATGCCGATGGGGTAGGACGAACTAAAATTATGGTATAATGATAGAAGGAAAGCTAAACATTGCCTTTGACAAAATTAAGGAGCAGTACATCAAGGCAGCCACTCAAAAATTTATAGAGGTAGGAGAACGCTGTATCACTGAAGCCAGAGATAATGGCTCCTATACCGATAGAACGGGTCACCTTAGAAGCTCCGTAGGCTATGTGGTGCTATTGGACGGCGTGGTACAATCTCAAGGGAATATAAACAAGCATAACCAAGAACAGATTGAGAAAATCAAAGCCAAATATCCCAAAGGCTTGGTGCTGATTGTAGTGGCAGGAAAGAATTACGCTGCCTATGTAGAAGCCAAAGGCTATAACGTGCTTTCCAGCGCCGAACTTATGGCTGAAAACATATTAAAACAACTCTATGGATCATGAAAAAAGGAGGCACACAGATAGAAAAGGATGTCTTTGACACCTTCCAAACCGAGATAGGCGCTTTTGTCCGTGGTGGAGTGTATTTACAAGGCACACGCCCACACAACTCTTTTGAGGAGGATTGTGTTATAGGCTTTCTCACGGGGCTTGATAAGGATATACAAGAGGGCAAGGTAAATATTAACTTCTATGTACCTAAAATCAATGCAGGAGCACAGAAAAAAATAAAAAACATTGCTCGTATTTTGGAGATAGAAGCCTTTATCTGTGGCTTAGTAACTCGTATCACCAATGAGTATCGCTTTTATCAGGAACAAACCATTCATAGCTTTGAGGAAGACGATAATCAAACCTTGGTTAATGTCGCCCTCAGATACAAAAGATTTAGTAACTATTAAAACATTTAGAACATGGCAAACATTTTAAGCTGGGGCAAACCAGGAATAGAATATGTAAAATTGGAAAACGGCGACTTGCCAAGTACACCTACTTGGAAGGCTTTCCCTACCCCAGTGGAAAACACTACCAAATTAGAAACTGAAGAGGGTGAGAGTAAGGAAGCCAAAGTAGAGGGAGGCGAGGTGATCGCTACTCGTAAGAATGTCAGCAAATACAAGCTGGAATTTGAAATCTATGAGACGGACGACCTAACCGCTCCTATTCCCGACAATGACGGGATTGTCCTTGACCAGTACGCGGTACGTCTTACCCCTGAAAACACCAGTGCCAAGGGCTTTATCATAGACCGTGCCAGCGTGTCTGTAGTAAGGACTTGGGACAGTGAGAACGGAGGTAAGATAAAATACACCTTCACCGCTCTAAAACCAAAGACTGGGAAAATGCTCAAGCAGTACAATTAATTCATTGATTAGTGGTTAGTGACAAGTGGCTAACCACTAATCATTAATCGTTAATCACTAAAAAGATGGACAATATTCAACAAAAAACAGCACAAACCCTATTGCAACAAGCTGAAGAGGTAACCATAGCAGGGACAAAGTACCAAGTACCACAACCCACTATTGGCACCTTGATACTTGTATCTCAAGAGATAGCCCATATACCCATGGAGGAAATCAATAGAGAAAAGACCATAGGAGAAGCCTTCCAAAAAGCCCTTTATGGTAAGCATGTTGCCCGCGCCTTAGCTTTGATGATACTTGGAGCATCACACCCAAAGCCAACCTTTTGGCAATGGCTTAAGGAGTGGTTACATCCTAAAGAACGCCAAATAAAGCGGCTTACTGATAAGATCCTCCACCAAATGAGCATTCAAGAAGCAGGGATATTATTCATTCAGCTACTCGGCAAAATGCAGACTACCGATTTTTTTATGCTTATCACTTTCCTAAACGAAGCCAATCTGCTAAAACCGACAAGGAAAGTGAGTTAAACGACAGTCTCTGGGCGATAGTCGGTGGTTTTTTAAAACAATATCCCAATGTAAGTATCTATGAGGCTTTGTATGAAATATCATTTGCCAATTTGCTCCTTTACAATAGTATAAATCCTGAAAGTTCTAATGATAACAAGGACAAAAACAATGTGATAACTGATGAAAGCCCTGACTACAACGAGGAATTAGACAAACTAATCAATCAATCTTAAAACTATTCAATGGAAAAAATCTTTGTAACCCTATGGATACTCTTTGGTATCTACACTTTAGTACTTGTTATGATCTTGGCGGACTTGTGGAGCGGTGTTCGTAAGGCCCATCGAATGGGAGTTATGCGTACTTCCTACGGCTATAAGCGCACCGTGAGCAAGCTCGCCCAGTATTACAATGTACTGATTGCCCTCTCAATAGTGGATTGTATGCAGATGAGTACGATTTGGTATTTGGAAGCCTACTACCAATATTCCCTATGGCTATTCCCTTTTATCACCCTTATAGGTGCTATAGCCCTTTGCCTTATCGAGGTCAAAAGTATATACGAGAAAGCTGAAGACAAGGTGAGATTAGACCAAGCAGGGCAAACCATTAGTAAAATTGTAGTCAATAGAGACAATTTAGAAGTCGTAGTTAAGGCTATATCCGACTATATGAAAGAAAGTGACAATCCTAAAACAGAAGACCATGAACCAAACACAGCTTAATTTTATCAAAACCTACAAACCCGTAGCCCTTGAAAGCGAGCGAAAGACGGGTATATCGGCACTTTTTATCCTCGCTCAGGCAGGTTTGGAGAGTGCATGGGGGAAAAGTCCTATAGGGAATAATTTCTTTGGTATAAAAGTACCTAAGAGCCTTATTAGTAGTACTCCCAATGAGAAAAAGCAACTCCTAAGAACAACAGAGGTACTCACCACACCTAACGAAAAGAGCAAATTCCCTGAAGTGATTAGTATCACTAAACGTATAGACGGAAAATACTTGTATATCGTACGAGATTGGTTTATGAAATATGATACCCCTGAAGAATGCTTTACAGACCATGCTAATTTCTTTTTCAGGAACAAGCGATACGCCAAGGCATTGGAGGTCAAAGCCGACCCTTACAAGTTTGCCGAGGAAGTAGCAAAGGCAGGTTATGCTACTGCTCCGAACTATGCAGAGAGCCTCAAAGCACTCATTAAAGAAATTGAAAAAGTAAAATAGTTATGTATGAGAAAGATTATGTATTTACTATTAGCCCTTTTGTTACTGACTGGTTGCAGGAGCAAGAAATCAAACCGAACCGAACACAGAGAAGAGCAGCAGAGCGAAAGAAAGGAGGTAAAAGACAGCTCCACACGGGTAGAAAAAGCCCACAAGGTAAGCGCTTTTGAGCTTCAGCAGTCCCAATCCTATGAAATCACCCTTGAAAGCGATAAGGATGAAGCGGGTAACGCCAAAGATCTCTATTTTACTCGTATGAGAGACGGCCCAAATGAAGCCCTCGTTATAAGAGGAGGTAAGGCAACCATACATATAAATCAAAACAACAGTCAAGCCCTTACCCAAGAGGATACAATTATACAAGAAAGCACTACCACAAGCCAACAACAAGCCATCATTGTACAGGAGCGGCGGCAAACCACAAAATCACAAAAACAAGTTAGCGCCCTACCTTGGTGGCTTATAGTAAGCATATTACTCTTAGGATTGTTAATATTTATTAGGTTCAAACGCTGATTAGCGTGCAACGCCTCAGCAATGGGGCGTTTTTTTACATTTTAAAACACAGATTATTATGAACAACGATAACGGAAGTATAGACTTTGAAGCCCGCTTGCGCCTTGAGAAATTAGAGGAAGGTGTAAAAGAAATGGAGAAAATGCTCAACGACTCCATGAAAAGCTCCCAAAAAGAGACTGATAAACTCCAACAGTCTATTAATAACCTCGCCAAGGGGGCAATGGCTTTTTTTACTATATCAAAAGCCTATGAATTTACACAAAAGATTATAGCTGTCCGCTCCCAGTTCCAACAGCTTGAAATTGCCTTTGGCACTATGCTCAAGAGTAAAGAGAAAGCCAATGCCTTAATGGCACAAATGACAGATTTAGCAGCTAAAACCCCTTTCGGACTACAAGAAGTATCTGAAGGGGCTAAGCGCTTGCTTGCTTTTCAAGTTCCTGCCCAAGAGGTAACGGAAACGCTTAGGCGTATGGGTGATGTCGCTGCGGGATTGGGGGTGCCTATGGGACAACTCATTCACGTATATGGGCAAGTCAAAGCGCAAGGCAAGTTAATGACGAATGATCTCTATCAGTTCATGGAGTAAGAATATATTTACCTTGTTAAAATTCGTTGGTACAAGTTACCACGATAACAAGCGTTTGCGATTTTACAACCTTGCAAGGAGGTGTTTCAAGGTATAAGGAATATTAAAAAAAATGACACACTTTTGTGGGTGTGTGTAAATATTTCGTACCTTTGTGCTTGTGAAAAGGTCAATATTTGTGTAACCAGCACCACGAAAAGCGGCCTTTTCAGATAGTAAAAACGGCCTCAATCACTTACAGACCCCTATATAATAAGGCTTTAAAGGCGGTTTTTCGTGTGTCAATTTGTGTAAATCATAACCTATAACCTACCATGGCAACCGTAAAATATTACATAAGGGACGGCAAAAAGGGCGCCACGATATACGTGCATTTCAATATAAGCACCGCCCAAAAATTCAGGACTACAACGGGGCTTTATATAGACCCCAAGGACTGGAACGCCCGCAAAGGACTACCTAAAAACACAGCCGCAACGTCTAAAAAGGTGCTTATTACCTTGCAAGCGTTGGAACGTGTTATACTGGATAAATACAACGAAACCACCAGCGGCGGGCAAATCTTTGATAAGGACTTTTTAAAGCTGGTGGTAAATGATTTTTTCAACAAGGACAAAGAAAAGGGTGATCGTTTTACTGACTTTGTACAAAAATTCATAGACACCGCCCCAACTCGCAAAAACAAAAAGGGCGGTTATGGTTTAAGTGATAATCGTATAAAGCGGGTGGAGGCTTTCAAAAAGACCCTGGAACAATATCAAAAGGAGGTACTAAAAAAGATTTTGACGGTGGAGGAGGTAACCAATGACACCCTTACAGATTTCAGGGATTACCTGCTGTCTTTTGGATACTCTAAAAATTTTGTAGGTGGTAACCTTTCAACCTTTAAGACGATTTGCAATTTTATCAAAGACAAAGGCGTTACTATAAACGTGCGTACTGAAAGGATTGAGCAAATCAGAGAGTACAAAGAACCTGAAAATATTATTACCTTATCCTTTGAGGAGTTGGATAAGATAAAAGCCCTTGAGGAGTTATACCCTCCTTATCTGAACAATATACGTAATTGGTTACTTTTGGGGTGCGAGGTTGGACAGCGGGGGCGTGATTTATTGCGCCTTACAGAAAAGAATTTGATAGATATAGAGGGCGTGCCAGCTTTCAAGGTTAAGCAGCAAAAGACAAACAAAGAAGTATATATACCACTTACACCACGTGCGAGGGAGGTTATAAAGGACGGTTTGCCTTATCCTATCAGTTTGGAGGCCTTTAATGAGTATCTGAAAGAACTATGTAGGAAAGCAGGTATAACCACGATCGTAAAAAAACGATTACCACGAACCAGCAGCACGCCGTCGCAATTGGTGGAGGTTGAAAAGTGGGAGGCTGTAAGCAGTCATATATGCAGGCGGTCGTTTGCAACAAACTATTATGGCAAAATACCTACCAGCACACTAAAAACGATAACGGGGCATTCTACTGAAGAAATGTTTTTAAAGTACATAGGTAAAACCGCCTTTAACCACGCAAAGGAAATGATACAAGCCTTTAAGCTGCTCACAGAATAAAAACGCAAAGGGTGGCAAACCGCGATTATTTGCCACCCACTGAATGAGAATTGTTTAACCTCAATAAATATATATTATGCTACAAAATACTGATAAGACACGGCAAAGGTACGAAACATCCACGACACCGCCAAATGAAAAGCAGCGTTACCAGCTTACTGGTACATATACAGACCTTGCGGAGGTGGTCAAAGGAATGTTTGAGGCTGGTATATTGCAAGGTAACCAGTCCGATTTTTTTAATGATTTGTGCAGCCTCCTACAAGTGAAACAAACCAACCTAAAAGACCTATTGAAAGGCATAATAAGGCGCAAGAGGAGTGTTACAGAAAATGCATGCACAAAGGTAAGCGTTGCGTTGCTCTTATGGAAAACAAGCCTTGAAGCCAGCAAGGACATAAGAGAAGAAGAAAAAATCAGGGTCAAAAAATTAGGCTTTTAAGCTGATTAATAGCAAGTTATAAAAGCGGGTGGTATTGTTTTTGCCGCCCGCTTTATTTTTCCTTGAGTTATTAACAGCTTATATTATTGATTGTTAGCAGGTTACCACTATAACCTATTATGACCTATAATGAACAATCAGAGGTTTAAGCCTTAAAAAGCAAGCATTTACAAGCGTTTGAAAATGATTTTACCTTGCCGTTTTAGAAAATGTTATACCACTCCTTGATTGTTGTATTCAAGGCGTTGTACCTTTGCACTGTTAAACTAAAAAAAGCAAAGAATATGCAAACCAATGAAATTAAATTTATTCAGGTAACACCGTCCGAATTAACGGAATTAATCAGGGACGGCATACGTAAGGAGTTGCAAGCACACGATGCCAGCAAGGGCAAAAAAGAGGTGCAAGACGAGTTATTAACAGCCGATGAAGCGGCGCAAATGCTCCGAGTATCCAAAGGCACTGTTTTAAACATTACCAAGCGGGGCGGTTTAAAAACGTATGGTGTGGGTCGTCGTGTGTTTTACAAAAAATCAGAGGTACAAAAGGCGCTTATCAAGTTGCAAGAGGACTAATCACAAACCAGCCTTAACGGGGGCCACGTAAATACACCACACCCCCCGCGGGGGCATACCTATCTAACAAAGCACTATAAAGCTGGTTAATCACTACAACCAGCGGGCAAACCAATCAGGAACATACTAAAAACAGCAAAGGGCGCAAACCTATGATTGTGCGCCCCTGACATTCGTTTGCCCTTTTTTAGGGGTTTGGTTGGGGTTATTTTGGGGTTTGTTTGGGGTTATTTTGGGGTTTGGTTAATGATACAGAAACGGCGGTTATTGTTACAGAAACAACCGAAAAACAACCGAAAAACAACCAAAGCATAACCAAAGCATAACCAAAGCATAACCAAAGCATAACCAACCGCCCCCGCTTGCTTATTGGACTTTTCCTATATCCAACGTGCCAACGTTAATCAAACCGCCCCCCTCGTTTTTGATATATAAAGGCGTTTGCGTGGTTTGCTCCTGGTCCTTGGTAGGTGTGATTAACTCCCTGACATCACAATCAAGCACCGCCGCAATATCCCTAAGTGTTTTTATGGTTGTGTTACCGTTTACCACCCTTGATATAGCAACGTTTGAAACTCCCAGCTTGTTAGCTAATTCTTTCAAGGTAATACCTTTTTCTTTGATTACTTCTTTAATTCGTAACATTATACTTTGTATTTAAATTCAAGTGCAAAGATAATCATTTATGTTTAAAGAAACAAGAAAAATGTAACTTATAAGATAATAAAAACCAATCACTTAAACACATTAACTAATATTTAACGCTACCAATTAGCAAATATATTTAAATTTGTTTGGTGGTTTTAAATATATGTATTAACTTTGCACTGTCAAAGATAAACATATAAATTAATTTAAAACCTACCATCATGGAAACGATAAACAGCAAAGTAATGAAGTTAGCACACGCAAATTACAAAGAGGCTTTAAAAGACCACGCTGCGAGGGTGGCAAAGTTTGAGGCAAACAAGGCGCAAATGACACCTGAAGAACAAGCCC